TAGCCATAATAATCTAATATTAATAGCATTGCCATTACATCACCTAGTTCTTGTTCTAACTCTGCTACATTATCTTCATCATACGGGCCAAATCTAATTAACTTAGAGTTGGCTTGTATTACCTCTGCACATTCTTCTGAGAGAATGGTCAGTGTTTCTTTTACGTTCATTACTTTTTACCGAGTACATAGTCCTGCTTTGCCATCGCATCATCTAATATACTTTTGAGAATATCGCCTGCCGCTTCATTAAACTCTGTCTCACCATGTGGATCATCGAATGGATAATCCACAATTTCATAATCAAAGTTTATAGACTTTGTTGTCTCATTTAATTTAATTTCCATGTAGCGATATATAACATCATGGAACTTGCCACCTTCTAATCGTACATACCAATGTTCATTATCTAAATCATTTTTATCTACGAATGTCCATTTTTTAAATGGAACTTCTCTTTTTTTAACGGTCATTACGAATAAAGTCTAGTTCGTATGCTTGACCTTGTACTGTAAAATAGATTGTTGAGTGTGAATACTCTCTTTTAGCAGTTTTAGTCTTACGTTGTTCAGTTTGACATACGATTTGCGTTGTGCCATCACCTTTATTCTCTTCGTGTTTAGCACCAATCATACCACCAATCACAGCTCCTGGTAATCTACCACCATTGTCATCTATTGCATCACCTGCAACTGCACCAAGTATTGCACCCCAAAGAGCGCCTACAGCCACATCACCAGCCATAGATGTTTGTTCACCACATACTTCAACATAGTATGGTTCAATAACTACAACATCATGATAATGATCTTTGACTACACCTGATCTGATATTTTGTGCAGCTAAGACTTGCATTGACGCTGCAACTAAAATACCTATAACTAAACCTTTTACTTTATATTTCCACATATACTACTCCTTCATTTAAAGTTATATTATAACATAGTTTTAGCGCTTTGTACATGCTATTTCTCATGTTCTCCTTCAATTTTGTATGGGATTTCTTTCTCAGCTTCACTTGGAACACCATGTGTACCTGTCCATTGTAGCTGTACCGCTGATGGTGTTGGTATTTTCTGTTTATTTTCTAAATTTTTATAGATACCAACCCTCGAATTCCTTTCCCAGCATTCTATAATATCATCACGAATATATTCTAATGGTGTACCAGTAGGATATTCATGTGACCAATTGTGCGCCATCTTCATAGCATTGTCACGGATCGTTTGAATTCTACGTTTCTCGTAGTATTCCTTTCTTCTAAATTCTATTCGATCCATGAACTTTTTCGAATAGCCTTGATTAAATAAAGCTTTAAGCATTTTGTTTTACCCTTTTTGAATTAGGATGTCTTTTCTTTGTATAAGTACTATGACTCATATCTTTGACAAACCTTGGTTGACCCTTTACCCGTTTCTTGGCAGTGGGTATCATTGATTTTCCCATTTATTTCTCCACGTCAATTATGTATTCGACCTCAGCTTCTTTAAATAAAGCTTTGGCATCCTTTATTGATTCATCCCATTCTTTATTGTAATCAGCTGGACGAGTTGCAATAACCTTGTCTATACCAACTTGAATAACACCTTTAGCACATTCATTACAAATGGGTAAACCATACACGTATAATGTTGATCCTTTTAAAGAAACACCATTTAAACTAGCATTATATATAGCATTCATCTCTGCATGTACAACTAAATTATACTTTTTTTCACGATCTTTTAATCTTTGAGGTGTATCTTTAATACCTCTTGGAAACCCGTTATAGCCTTGTGATAATACTTCACCATTATTCCCAATTACTACAGCACCAACTTGAGTGCTTGGGTCCTTCGACCATGTAGATATTTCTTTTGCTAAATGAATATATCTATCACCCCATGCCTTACCATGCATTCTACTCAATTGTAAATCCCTCCCCTATTGTGTCATATCTAGGTGCAACTTTAACAGGCTCATCTCTAACGTTTAGAGTTTGAGCTGTATCCTCTACATCGTATAGTCTCATCTTAGCTCTATCAATGCCAAGTACAAACTTTTTGTTTGAACCTGTAGGATCATTATACCTATTCTTTAATTGTTTTACCATGATTTGATTCATAGCTTCAAGCTCTTCTGTAGATATAAGTGCAAACATTAAATCAGCTGTAGCTGGTAAACCAAATGATTCACTTGTATCTTCTAGTCCTACATCAGATGATGCAAAACCTGAACGAGTTGTTTGTGTGGCTGTAACAATAGGCAAATTATATTCTACTGCTAAGCCACGCAATTCTTCTGCAATTGCTTTGACCATAATATATGAATTGATTGCACCACCCATAGATTTCATTCTTGATGAGGCACATATATTTAGATAGTCTATACAAATAAGATCAGGAGTAAAGTCACGTTTAATCTGTAACTCTTTTAGCAATGCTCTAAAGTGTATAGAACTTGCAGCTCCTGTAGGATATTCCTTTACAATAAGTTTACCAACACCTTTGTCAGTAAGCTTATGCATCTTCTTATCAAACATATCTTTCGATAGATTCTCTAACTGGTCAATAGGTACATTCATAAGGTTAGCATCTATACGTTCAGCTATCCTTTCTTCTGCCATCTCCATAGTTATATATAACACATTTTTCATTTGTGTTAAAGCACCAGCTGCAACATGACACATGAATAAAGACTTACCTACACCTGTGCCAGCTAAGGCAACATTAAGAGACTTCTTCACGAGACCACCTTTGGTGATTGTATTAAACTTTTCTAAGTCAAATGGTAAGTGTTCTTCTTGCCTATGATAGAAATCATAACGACCATCAGAGTCATCAACATAATCATGACCAACTCTCATATCAAAGTTTACACCTAAGGCTTCACTCAATACAGATGGTAATGCATTCTTATCTAATGTCTCATGTTTACCTTCAATAATATTAATAGAATCCATGATTGCCAAATAGATTGCTCGGTCTTGGCACCACTTTTCAGTCTTCTCAACTAACCACTCTTGTGTTTGCTCTGTATCTTGTTTACTTAATTCAGGTATAAGAGCAAGAGAATCTGATGTGATCTTAGGATTATTCTTTAACTCAATAGTCAAAGCATCAGCACTTGGTAGCTTATTAAACTTATTGACAAACCCAACAATCTCATTAAATACTGATCTGTGTGGATCTTCAAAGTATATAGTTTTCAAATGAGGAATCACCGTTCTGGTGAAATCCTCATTGAGCATTAGATTACGTAAGATTAATGTTTCTATCTGCATTAAACGTCCATATCTTCAATGTTATCTTGTTTAATCATATCAGCATGACCTACTTCATATCGTTTCTTAAGAAAATCTTTAAAGTCTGTATTAGCAAATATTGGTCTCCAAAATTCTTCTTTTAATGTTTCACTTAATCGAACTTTTTTATCTTCTACTTCACCAGTAGATTGATCGACTTTAGAGTACCAACCATTTTGAGGTTTAACAACATAATTGCCTTCCATTGCTACATCTAATAAACCTGAATATGATTCAATACCACCTTCCCATGTAACTGAGATAGGAATCTTAGACTTCTCACGGACAAACCTTGACTTTTCTACATTGATGACAAAGTTATATCCCATAATTTCAGTTCCCTTCTTTTCTTGCTGACGGCCGATGATCCAGATATTATCTGAGGAGTAGTAAATACCTGTACCACCGGACACGACTGCTTTAGGGAATAAGCCGATTTCTTGATATGTGTGGTTGACTGCTAACAATGGAATGTCTCTCATTGTTAGATAGGGTGTCGTCATCCTAAATAAACCTTTGAGAGCTTTCGCTCTCGACATATCTGCTACTGACTTTTCATTCATAGCATCTTCAAGCTCCTTCTTCGAAGCAAGATTTCCAACAGAGTCAATCATAATAATGACTTTGTCGGTGCGTTCGATATTCTCTAATTGATTTATTAGATCAAACTTCAACTCTTCTACATTAGTAATGGGACTATGTAGTACACGTGAAGTGTCAATACCGAACGACTTAAAATATTGTTGCGGGCTACCAAACTCTGAATCATAAAACAACAGGACAGCGTCTTCATACTTATCTAAGTATGCTGCTGCCATGAGCAAGCCAAATGAAGTCTTAAAATGCTTCGATGGTCCTGCTAAGACTGTTAAACCAGAACTCAGACCTCCGTCTGGATCACCTGATAACGCAACGTTAATCATAGGAACAGGTGTAGTCACCATATCCTTATTACTAAATAATTTACTCTTATCTAGTTGTGAGGACTCTTTAATCCTCGAATTCTTTTGGAGCTTATCCATTATGCCCATATTTTTTCTCCTCGTATAGTTAATTTAATATGTATATTATACCATGAAATCTGTTAAAAGTACATGCTCTTCACCAAACTCTTTTCTTCTATAAACTTCTGGTGATATATGTACTGAGCTCGTGCTTTCCATTTTTCTCTTTGCGAAATCTTCTGGATTGAGCTTTAACCATTCTTTTGGATACATAACTTTATTCATGCTTATCATATCCATTGTTTCAAGAATTCTTTCTAGTACTTGTGACCTTTCAAAGTGTGTGCCCCAAAATGGTTGATTTTTATAGTAACCAGTTTTTGGTAATCTTCTATCTTCAAACTCAATTGGCCATGGAACAGAATACTCAACTGGAATTGGCAAACTATCTCCAAACTTTTTAAGCTTTATCCACATATCTCTTGGATCTACACCAAGTCTACATATGTGGTGTCTTATATCTATATTACCAAAGCTTAGTGTGATACCTTGTAAGTTACTACATTTAGCCATATGGTCACGAACATATTGAAAGTTAGAACGTATTTGCCCATTCAATGTAAGGCCATCAGTCTTAATAACCATACTATCGTGTGGAGCAAATGCTGCTGTATGAGAATCACCAATCGTTAACCAATTTGTGTTAAGATCAGTGGATAGTAATGTTTGCGCAGTATCGCATTTAGCTTGAACACGTGCACACCATTCTTTATCCTCTACATCTTTTCTCTTGGCTAGCATATCACCATATCTTGGCATAGGCATATCAAGCGAATAGACTTTGTTAGCTAATAGAAAATTGTCTATACGTTGCTTTAATTCAGGTGTAAACCCGCCAAATAGATTAAGACCACCTCCAAAATTTACACCATGGTCTAGATATAATGTCTCGACTGGATGTCCATCATGGTTAATTGTTGTCATAAGATTCTCTGCCCATGTTCGAGCCCAACCATATCCATGACTATTCTTTTTGCGTGGTATTTTATTAAATGTTCCTGTTATCATAAGTTCTTATCCCAATCTCTATAGCTTTCAGTTTCATATATTGTTTCATCGTGTAATTCTGGTTCTTTACCTACATTCCAAAATAATATATCTTTACCAGAATTTTTTGGAATATATTTCCATACCTTACCATCGTAAGTATCTATGTTTGGAAATGGTGGTAAGTT